CGATTTTATAAAAAGTGGCAGAAAAAAATATACCGAAGCAATAGCACATTGGAAATTTTATAAAGAATATAAATTACACAAAGGACATGTTTATCCTTACATTAATACAAAAACGAATGCTTATATAATAACAGAAAAAAGAAATGGAATACATCAGGAAGATAGTTGAACAAATATTTGACATTGACATTAGCACAAATTCCAGACAATTAAAATATGTCGAAGCACGAGCATGTTATTATAAATTATGTCGAAAATATACAGCATATACATATGCTCAAATTGGAAAAACATTAAATAAAAATCATGCTACAATTTTACATGGTGTTAACGAATGGCCTGGAATGGTGCGAATTAATCCTGATTTAGCTGAAAAATATGAAATTGCTAAATCTAAATTATTTGAACATGAGCCAGAAATGACACCAGAAAAATTATTGAATCAATACAATAAATTATTGTTAATGAATGTTTTGAAATCAGAAAAATTAAATAAAATAAAAAAAATAATAAACGAATGAACAAAAATAAATATGAAAACAATATGAAAATGTTAGCCGTCAGTTATGCTGGTTTAACGTTCATAATAATGTATTTAATTTTTTTTAATTAATTTTATTTGGAAATTTAAAAATTTTTTTCTATTATTTGCCACATGGCGAATCCATATGACAAATGGTTAGGAAAAGAGGACGTTTTACAACATAAAATTATTAAATATTTAGAATTTAATTATCCGAAATCAATTTGGACACATGTCGGAAATGAAGGTCGGAGAACAAAATTTGAAAGATTTAAAATTAAATATTTGGGTGTAAAAGCGGGAGTTCCTGACGTTTTAATTTTCACACCAAATAAAAAATATAATGGATTGGCAATTGAATTAAAAATTGGATATAATAAACCAACGGACACACAAAAAAAATGGTTGTCTGATTTAAAAAAATGTAATTGGTTTTGTTGTGTTCAAAAAGATTTTGATTCAGCTGTAAATTTAATTAACCAATATTTTAAAAATGATTTATAAATATGTTTATTTTTATGAAGAAAAACAAAAAGTAAAATTTATTGCCAATGCTTCAATCGACATTCCAATTCAATATGAATATGTTGGAAAAATGAATGATGTCGAATTTAACGTGTTAATAGATTTTTTATGGGAAATATACCAAGACAATGACATACCATTAGACGAATTTAAAAAGCATTTTCGAGATTTTAGACATTTTTTGGATGCTAAAAAACAATTATTTAAAACAAAATAAAATGAAAAAATTAATTTGTAAAATAATATATTATATAACTTTTAAGCAAATTTGCTTAGGTTATTGTAAAAAGTAAATAAAATGAAAAACAAATGGAAATTAATAAAATATTTAAACCAAAGCGATTTGACAATTTCACGATTGTTCCAAATATAGTTTTTAGGATTAAAAATATTTCGTTGGGTGCCACAGGATTATATTCTTATTTGTTCAGCCATGACGAAAATAATCCAATTACAATAACATATTTACAAGGACATTTTAAAGAAAGTTATAAAGCAATAAAAGCACGTTTGGAAGAATTAGAAAAACATAATTTGTTACGACGTGAACGAATCAGGTATAATGGAAAATTTGCTGGATTTAATTATTATTTACATGACGGCACCATTGTTCAAAAAGACAACACCATTGTTCAAAAAGACAATTGTCAAAAGGACAAAGAAAATAATAATAATAATATTATTAATATAGTTAAAAAACAAAATGCCATGGATGAAAATAGTATGGCTTATAAATCGTTAAATCATTTCATTGAATTATTTCCAAAAAAATATCACCCAAAAACCGATGCACAAAAATTTTTATGGTATGAAACATTGGACAAAATTGAACGTTTGGATAAATATGATTTACGTGATGTTTTTAAAATATGTAATGTTTTAAGACAAGATAATTTTTGGAGTGGAAATTTTTTGTCGTTACGTAAATTAAGGCAAAAAGATAAAAATGGAATTCGTTACGTTGACAGATTTATGGATAAATATAATCGTGCCACAAAACCAAATTGTTATTATAAAGTAAATGGCATTGAAGAATATTTTATTTATGTCGAGGACAAAAAAGAAAAATTGGGAGCTGTAACACATAATGGAACTTTAAATGCTTATAATTTACAAAGTTTTTTAAATTTCGTTGAATATGATATTTTATTGAAATATGCCAAGTCTAATAAGAAATAGAAATCAAATAAAACAAGTCATTGATTTTACAGGAATTGGAAACAATAAATTCCACCCAACCGACATTGATGCTGTTTTTGAATTTGACAACAAAGTTTTAATTTTAATGGAAGTCAAAAAACATAATAACAAATTACCAATCGGTCAAAAACTGGTTTTGGAACGTATTATAAATAGTTGGCACACGACACAAAGCATTGCTTTAATTGTAAAACATAATTATAAAAATGACAATGAAAACATTCCATTAAAAGAATGTGATTGTGTTGGATATTTTTATCAGGGCAATTGGTGGGAAGTTAACATAAAATTATACGATTTATTGAAAAAAATTTTAACAGCATGGAATGTGAACAAAATAAAATTATAAAGCAAATTTTGGCTTTAAAAAAAAACCTTATAAATTGTGATAATAAATTGGCAATTCAAAAATTGCAACAAAAATTAATAGACAATGAACATAATAAAACAATTATTCGAGATAAAACAAAATCAAAATTACATCATTACAATTCCGAAACATTTTGAAAGCAAACGTAAATACAAAAAATTTATGAAATCCACGAATAAATTTATAAAGACAAATATTACGTATGATAGACGAACTTAGAAATTTAGGAATAAAAATAACAGGAAACAAAACACAATTTAAAACAACATGTCCAAAATGTTCACACACACGAAAAAACAAATTGGAAAAATGTTTGTCAGTAAATACAACAGACGGAAAATATTGTTGTCATAATTGTGGTTGGTCTGGTTATGCAAAAACAACCAAACAACAATACACGATTCCACCAAAAATTAGTGTTGAATTAAGTCCAAAAATTATTGATTGGTTTAAAGAACGTGCAATTAGTTTGGCTACATTGTCGAATTGGAAAATATCGGAAAGCGTTGAATATATGCCACAAGTTCAAGAAAATCAAAAGTGCATCAATTTTAATTATTTTAAAAATGAAAAATTAGTTAATATTAAATATCGTTCAGCTGACAAAAATTTTAAAATGGTTAAAAATGCTGAATTGGTTTTTTATGGAATCGACAATTTAAAAAATCATGTTGGACGTTGTTACATAGTCGAAGGCGAAATGGATGCTTTAAGTTTACACGAAGCTGGAATTTATTCTGTCATTTCTGTTCCGAATGGTGCAAGTAAAGGAAATCAAAATTTACAATATTTAGACAATTGTTATGAATTTTTTAAAGAAATAAACGAAGTGATTTTATGCACAGACAATGACGAAGCTGGAATAAAATTACGTAATGAATTGGCAAGACGTTTGGGATATTACAGGTGTAAATTTGTTGATTGGGGAGAATATAAAGATGCCAATAATGTTTTAATTGAAAAAGGAAGTGAAACGTTAAGGACGTATTTAAAAAAAGCAAAACCATATCCATTGGAAGGTGTTTTAAATATTGATGACATTTGGGATAGTGTTTTAAATTATTCAGAACAAGGCATTGAAAATTTTTCCATTGGATTGGGAGAAAGCGACACGTATTTTAAAATGGCATTTGGCGAATGGTCGGTTGTGAGTGGCATTCCAAATTCAGGCAAATCGGATTTAATCGACCAAATTTTAGTTAACATGGCTGTCAAATATGGATTTAGGTCAGCAATATTTTCGCCAGAAAGTTTTCCATATGAAGGACATATAAAACGAATGGCAAATAAATTTAAAAACAAAATGTGTTCCACAGATGATTTGGACGACAGCAAAGAATTTATAAAAGAATATTTTTCATGGATTAAAATTGATTTAAAAAATTTGACGTTAAATGGAATATTACAAGCATTCAAAGAATTGGTGTTACAACGTGGTGTTAAAATTTGTGTCATTGACCCTTATAATATGCTCGACCATTCAGCACAAAAAGATTTTAGTTACATCGGCAAACAATTAAGTCAAATAACACAATTTTGCCAACAAACAAACACACATTTATTTTTAATTGCACACCCAAGAAAAATCACGTCAGAAAATGGTGTTTTTGCTAAACCAAATTTATATTCAATAAGTGGTTCAGCCGATTTTTTTAATAAAGCATATAACGGAATAATTGTTTATCGTTGCATTGGCAATCGAACAAAATATAAATCTGATTTGGTTAAAGTTCATGTCGAAAAAGTAAAACGAAAAGAAAACGGCCAGCTGGGAACATTTGAAGTGGCACCAGATTTTAAAAATGGTGGTGTTTATCGTGCATTGGATAAATCAGATAAAATAATTACAATTGAAAAAGACATTCCATTTTAATGACAACAAAAGAAAAAATAGAAAAATTTACCAAAGAAATAACCGATTTGTTAATTGAAAAAAATAAAGCATATGGCGACAGCGCAACAAATCCAAAAATTCGTGTTTTTAGCAAACATTTAAAATTAACCGATGGTTTAAGAAGTCGCATTGATGACAAATTAAATAGGATTTCCAACATTGGTTTTGACAGCAAATTTAACGAGGACACATTGAAAGATTTAATTGGTTATCTCATTCTTTTGTATATTGCAGAAAATGAGAATAAAGATAGATTTATTTCCTGACGGTTTATTATTTGGTTTTACATATTACCCAAAATCCACATATGACGAATTTGATTTTACCGAAATCAATATTTATTTATTATTTTGTAAAATTCATTGTCAATGGAACCAAAATTAAAAGCACAAAGCTGGTGTTTAGCCAATGGATTTAAAATTTATATTTTGCCTTTAAAAAACGACAATCGTGTCAAAATTGTCGTAGAAAATCACGATTCCAAATATATTTCTCCTGTTTTTTATAATAATCAATCGTTAGCATCGTCAAAAATTTGGGAGATTTACGAATATTTATACAAAAAACATAAAAAAAATAAAAAAAATTAAAAAAATATTTGCTAATTAAAAGAATATTTGTATATTTACATAGTAAAACAATTAAAACATATATACAAATGGAAAATTTAACAAACATTAAAAAACAAAACGAAGAAACAATTAAAGCATTATCAGTTTTAATTAATAAATTCAAACAAGACAAAACAGATGCTGTATTGCAAGTTGTAACGGAATATATTTCAGACAAAACTGGAATTGATGTTTCAATACTTTTTGAATCAGAAAACAATTACAGAATTCCATTGAGAACAGGAATTCACAAAAATGATTTATGTAATGTTGACGGACAATATATATTTGGCAGAAGTTATAGAGAATATGTGCTTGACATGTATGTTAACATGTCGTCATTTAATTCAGATAATTTTCACAAATATCCGAATGATTATGACATCAACCAAAGAATTGCAGCTTTACAATTGACACCTTTTTTAACAGAGGATTTTGTTAGAGAAATTTCTGACGTTGTTGGCACAATACATTTAGGTGCTGACGAAGATTTTGCAATGCAAATGGAAAGCAAAAAAAATGCTTTGTCATCAGAAAATTTACAATTGGCAAATGACATTCAAGAAATTTGGGAATTGCAAGTTTTGGAAACGTTACAAAACAATGACGTTGTAGTTGATGACAGATTATATTGGGGTGTTGGAGATTATTCTTACGAATATGCTGAAGAATTACGAATTGACAAGGTTAATCCAAAATCAATTGGTTGTTCATTCATCAAGAAAAGAGGTCTTGAGTCGCCACGTGTTGTAACAAAAAATGTTAAAACATCAGCATTTTTTGACATGGTTTGGGGTCTTGTTAAGGCTGAAAAAACAACTGACGAATTAATAAAAGAAGCAAAGGTAGAAAAAGAATTAAATATTGCTTAATTTACAAATTATTAATTTGTTTTACGGGGGTTGATTATTCAGCCCCTTTTTTTTTTAAAAATTTTTTTTCTAATTTTACAAAAAAGAAAAACAATGAAAATAGCGATTAACAAAATAAAACCTAACACGAATAATCCACGTTACATTAAGGACAACAAATTCAAAAAATTAGTCCAATCAATAAAAGAATTTCCACAAATGTTAAAATTAAGACCAATTGTCGTTAATTCAGACATGATGGTTTTGGGTGGCAATATGAGATTAAAAGCATGTAAAGAAGCTGGATTAAAAGACGTTTATGTAAAAGTGGCAAGCGATTTAACCGAACAACAACAAAAAGAATTTATAATAAAAGACAATGTTGGTTTTGGGGATTGGGATTGGGATATTTTGGCAAACGAATGGGACACAAATGATTTGGATGATTGGGGTTTGGACGTCCCAAAAGAACCATTACCAGCTGAGGAATTTGATTTTGAAAATGAAGCATGGTTTTTAAATATTGAATTTGAGGACGAAAACGAAGCACAAAAATGGTATGAAAAATTAAAACAAGAAAATTTAAATATAAAAATCGTTCAATGATACCAAAAACAATTGAAATTATTTTAAAATCAGACGTCAACAAAGAATTTAGATGTCAAGTTGCCGCAAATAGTTTGGACATTGACGTTGAAAAAAAATCAACACATCATTTAAAAATCGACAACATAAATTTACCAAATGAATGGAATATTGGATTGGTTTATGGAAATTCAGGAAGCGGAAAAACAACAATGATTAAACATTTATTTGGCGATGACGTTTTTGACGTAAAATTAAATGAAAACGAGCCAATAATTAATCAATTGGATAAATCGTTGACATATGACGAATGTGCCAAAATGTTAAATGGCATTGGATTAAATTCTGTTCCATGTTGGATTAGGCCTGTTAAAACATTATCCAATGGGCAAAAAGCACGTGCTGAAGCCGTTTATTTAATGACACAAGCAGACGAAATTTGTTTTTTAGATGAATGGACATCTGTCGTGGACAGAACGGTAGCAAAAGCAATGTCAAAATGTTTATATAAATATGCGAAACGAACAAACAAAAAAATTGTTTTATGTTCATGTCATATTGATATAATCGAATGGTTAAATCCTGATTGGTTAATTGATTGCAACAAACAAAAATTTTTGCTTCCAAAATCGGAAGATTTTTTTTTTAAAAAACGAGAACAATTACAATTCGACATCAAAGAAATTGGACGAACAAGCTGGAAATATTTTAGCAAATATCATTATTTAAGCGACAAATTGCCTGGTGGCAAAATATATTTATATGGTTTGTTTCACAAAAACAATCAAATTGGTTTTCAATGTTTTGCTAATTATGTCCCACATAGGAAAGGCACCACAATAATTTATCATTCAAATCGTGTCGTTATACACCCTGATTACAACGGATTGGGACTTGGCATAAAAATGGTAAATGCTTGTGCTGAATTATTAATGTCCAAAATTCGTTGTCGTGTCATGACAAAATTTTCGGTTATTCCAATGTATAAATCAACGTTAAAAGATAAAAATTGGAAATATTTGGGATTTAAAAGAACAATGGGCAAATTGTCGGTTGGCGGAAACATGTTGAGAAAAAAAGGTTTTAGGGAAAAAGGTGTTAAAACGTTTCAATTTGAATATATTGGACATAAAAATAAAAATGTTTTAAATTTGCAACATGAACAAAACCGAACACCATAAAAAAGCATTATTGAAAGCATTGGAAAAATCATTGGGTGTTGTTACCACAGCATGTAAATCGGTTGGTGTTGGACGAACAACATATTATGATTGGTTGAACAATGACAAACAATTTGCCGATGCTGTAAAAGACATTGAAAACGTGGCATTGGATTTTGCCGAAAGTCATTTACATAAACAAATCCAAAACAATAATACGTCAGCAACAATATTTTATTTAAAAACAAAAGGTAAACACAGGGGTTATGTTGAAAGACAGGAAATAAATGTTGAAGGCAATATTGAAAGCAAATTAATTGAATGGACACCAGCAAAATAAAAGTCAAAGAATTTTGCAATAAACAATTTTACCAAATAGCAAATTCCAAAAAAAGAATTGTTGTATTACAGGGCGGTGCTCGAAGTGGCAAAACATATTCATGTTGCCAATATTTAATTTACAGAATCATTAATGCAGAAACACCATTGACAATCACGATTGTTCGTAATACGTTACCAGCTTTAAAAAGGTCGGTGATGAGGGATTTTTTGGGATTGTTGGATAAATTAGGATTATATTATTTAGGTGTTCATAACAAAGCTGAAAACACGTGGAGTTATAATAAATCACTTGTCCAAATGATTAGTGCCGATGACCCAATGAAATTAAGGGGAGCAAAACACGACATCGTATTTATTAATGAAGCAAACGAATGTAATTTTGAAACGTTTAAACAAATCAATATGAGGACAACGGAAAAAATTATTATTGATTTTAATCCGAGTGAAGCAATAAATTGGATTTATAATGAATTGATTGACGTAAAAAATAATGATGTTGATTTTTTTATTAGCACATGGCGAGATAATAAATTTTTGGAACAAAGCGTAATTGACGAAATCGAAAAATTAAAAGACAGGGACATGGATTATTACAATGTATTTGGATTGGGTCAACGTGCTGTTTTCAGTCAAAGGCAAATTTATACCAATTGGAAATATATTGATTACAAGGATTTTCCTGACACAGAATATTATTTGGGTTTGGATTGGGGATATTCAGCTGATGCCACAGGAATTGTTAAAGTCGGCAAGGTAAATGATAAATTGTTTGTTCACGAAATATTATACAGAAAAGGAATGACAAATCAAGACATATCTAATTTTTTAAAAGAAAATAATTTGGACAAAATGTTGTTGGTTTATGACAGCGCTGAACCAAAATCAGGCGAAGAAATCAGACGTGCTGGAATTTTAGCAAAACCAAGCATTAAAGGTGCTGGGAGTGTTAATGCTGGAATTAGCAAAATAAAAGAATTTGACGTGCATGTCAGCAAACAATCCAAAAATTTATATCGTGAACAACAAGGCTATTTGTGGGAAGAAACAAAGGACGGAACAATAATTAATAAACCAATTAATGCTCCTGAACATTTATTGGATGCTTTGAGATATGTTGTTTACACACGATTTAAAAGCAACCAAAATTTCTTTATAATATAAACAATTTAATTTTTTGTAAATTTGGAACAAAATTATTATTAGCATGGGTTTATTGGACAATCTACGAAATTTAATTTTCAAACAATCACAAGCGACGGCAGAAAAATACAATCGAGCAATTTATAATTATCTTGGCAATTCAATCGTTTGGAATGCTGAAACAGATGACACGTATATAAATGAAGGTTATAGAAAAAATTCGACAATATATTCTTTGGTTAACATCATAACAAAAGCAGCTGGAATTATTCCATTTCAAATTTATGAAAAAACAAACGACAATAATTTTAAACGTTATAAATCATTAACATCAGGCATGTTGGATAATTCAACAATTCAACATATAAAATTATTGAGAAAAAATTCCATGATTGAATTAGAAGATACCGAATTACATGAATTGTTAAATCGTCCAAATCCAGCACAAAGTTATAATTCATTTATAACCGAATTAATTGCATTTGGTTTGTTAACTGGAAATCGTTACATATACGGAATTGGTCCTGACACAGGAGTTAATTTAGGCAAATATTCAGAATTATATATTTTGCCAAGTCAAAAAATGGAAATAATAAGTGGTGGTTTACATCAACCAATTAAAGAATATGCTTTGCAATACAATGGCACGTATAAAATTCCAGCTGAAGAAATATGCCATATAAAAGATTTCAATCCATATTATGACGGAAGCGGTTCAAATTTATATGGACAAAGTCCATTAAAAGCTGGTTTACGAAGCATGACAACAAACAATGAAGCAGTTGAAACAGGTGTCAAATATTTACAAAACCAAACAGCACGTGGAGTTTTGACGACACAAGAAGAGGACGGAATTTCTGAATTACAAGCACAACAATTAAAAGACAAATTTCGTCAAGCACATCAAGGTAGTTCAAATGCTGGGGATATATTAATAAGTCCAAAAAAAATGTCGTGGGTTAATTTTGGTTTAAATGCTTCAGATTTATCATTAATCGAACAATACAATGCTTCCATAAAAGATTTGGCAAATATTTATAACGTGCCTGTTCAATTGTTAAACAACACAGATAGTTCGTCTTATAACAATATGAAAGAAGCAAAAAAAGCATTATATCAAAATGCTGTCATTCCACAATTAATAAAAGTCAGGGACGAATTGAATCGTTGGTTGGCACCAAAATATGGGGACAAATTATGTATTGATTTTGATTTTACGTCAATTGCTGAATTACAAGAGGAAACAGAAAAAGTTGTTGAGCAAATGTCAAAAAGTTGGTGGTTAACACCAAACGAAAAACGTGAAGCAATGAATTATGGAATTATTGAGGACAATCCACAAATGGACGATTTTTATATTCCACAAAATTTAATGTCCCAAAATGGAACTGATTTTGTTTTGCCAGATGTCGAAATTCCAGAAACACCGATTGAAAATGAAACTGAAGCAAACGAGGAAATAAAAGCAAAAGTTCCAAATTTGCCTGATGCTTACACAACACAAGCCGAAGCCGAAGCACGTGCCGAACAATTAGGTGGGAGTGGTTATCACACACATGAATATGACGGCGAAACAATTTACATGCCATTTGAAACACATGAGGAATATGAAAATGCTTTGGAAGAAAACAAATATCATTATGGCAAACCACATGACGATGACGATAAAAAAATGTTAACCAAAGAGGAAACATTTGACAATTACCCACAATCAGCAACAAACAATGCCAAAAGAATGATAGCATGGAAAGAAAAATATAAAGACGAAGTCAAAGCTGGAACGAGGGTCGGTTGGACACGTGCATCACAATTGGCAAACAGAAAACCATTGTCGTTGTCAATTTTAAAACGAACAAAAAGTTTTTTAGCACGACACAAAAAAAATTCAACAATTAATCCAAAATTCAGGGACACTCCATGGAAAGACAAAGGTTATGTGGCTTATAATATTTGGGGTGGCGAAAGCATGAGAAAATGGGTTAACAAACTCATTGACAGATTAGACAATGCCTAACCATTACACACAAGAACAACTTTCAGACATTTGGCATGATTTTGAAAAAAACAGGCTGATTGTAGAAAAAAAAATGTTTCGTTTTTTATATAATCATTATTTAAAAAAATTTGTAGCAATCAACGAACAATTATTATTGGGCAAATCAATAAATCAAGCAATTTATTTTAATCAAAAATGGGTAAACGAAATGTATTCCACGATTTATAAAATTGGTGGTTTACGTTTTGCTAATTGGTATGCAAACACACACAAAGATTTTATAATTAAAGAACAAACCGAAGGCAGTTTAAATTTGCCTGTTTCGGTTTACAATGCAATATTTGAAGAATATTCTCGACAGGTGTCATTGTTGTTCGGTGCTCAAATTGTTTCACATGCAACACAAAATGCCATACGTGTTTTTGAAAATTTAATGAAAGGCAATGTTGCTGGTTTTGAAAATTATAGTTCATTTGGCATTGATAAAAAAGCAAAAATATTATTACAACAAACAAAAGCACAATGCCGAATATTTGCCAAACGTGTGGCATTAACCGAAGGAACACGAATAGCAAATTATTCAATACATAGAACAGCATTAACATTTTTCAATCAGGACGATTTAATCAAAACATGGATTTCAGCAAAAGATTCGGCTGTTCGTGAAACACACGGCGAAGCCGATGCACGTTATTCGTCCAATCCAATACCAAGCAAAGACAATTTTATTGTTGGTGGCGATTCAATGCAAAGACCAGGTGCTGGAGTGTCAGCAAAAGAAAACGTCAATTGTCGTTGTGTGTCGTGGGAATATCCCAAACCAAATGCACAAACAATTGCCAACATTGACGATTTTGGATTTGGTATTGGTGGTGGAGGATTTATTAATTAAAAAATTATTAACTTTGGAAAAAATTTGAAACATGAATTTAATATTTAAACAAAGTCCATTGGGTGAAGTCGCTGACATTGACGACAAAAATGGCATCGTAAAAGGTTATGGTTCTTATTTCGATAATAAAGACAGCGACGGCGATATTATAAAAAAAGGAGCATATAAAAAAACAATTGAAGAAAACGGTTATCGTGTTAAATATTATTACCAACACAAAATGGACCAACCAATCGGCAAATTAAATGAATTATACGAGGACGAAAAAGGTTTGGTTTTTGTTGCTGAAATACCCAAAACACAACTGGGAAATGATGTTTTAGAATTAATGAAAAATGGTGTAATTACAGAAAATTCTGTTGGAATTATGCCAATACAAAAAGAAATTATGGACGGATACAGGGAAATTTCCGAAGTTAAATTATACGAAATTTCAGCTGTAAGTTTGGCTGCAAATGACCAAGCAAAAATTTTAGATGTCAAAGGCAATTATGATTTTGACATTATAGAAAAACGATATGAAAATTTATGTAAACTAATACGAAAAGGCAATATTTCAGACGAAATGGGATATGCCATAGAATGCGAAATATTAAAACTCAAAGGTATTTTTACCGACTTAATCACAAAGCCAGTTGAAAAAACTACTTTGCCGATTGTTAAAGATGACGTTTCAGTTTATAAATATTTGATTGATAATTTAAAAATTTAGTTAAACCTTTTTTCGGATTTTTATATAAAATCCCATTACATTAAAAAATGGAAGAAAATGTAAAAAAAGAACTTGACCAATTAGGAGATATTATTGATGCTAAAATTGAAAAAGCATCAGGTCAAGCCATGGAAAGGGCAGATAAAAAGGCTGACGAAACTTTGAAAACTGAAATCAATAATCTCATGAATAAATTTAACGAAAGAATGGATGCTATGGAAGTAGCAAACAAAAAAAATCAGGAGAACATTGAAACAAAACAAAGTTTTAAATCAGCATTAAATAAATCCTTAAACGAAGGCTCATTGGAAGCTTTTAAAAAAGGAAATAGCAATGCTCAAACCATTCAATTAAAAGCAGACATGACAATTGGCGCAGATTTTACTGGTGATGTTATTCCACCTGAAAGAGTTGCTGGTTATAAATATGACCCAAGCAGACAATTTCATATGAGACAAATTTTGCCTGTTGGAAATACGTCAAGTGATGTCGTTAGATATGTAAAAGAATCAGGATATTCTGATGGCTCAGCAATGAAAAATGAAGGGTCAACATTAGGACAATCGGATTTTGACATGCAAGCAGTATCAACTCCAGTAGAAAAATTGGGTGCATATTTTAGAATAAGTGAGGAAATGTTGGATTCAACTCCGCAATTGACTTCTTATTTATCAGCACGTGCTCCTGAAAAATTATTGGCAGTTGAGGATAGCCAAATATTAGACGGCAATGGTTCAGCACCAAATTTAACTGGTATTTATACAAATGCAACATCATTCTCAGCTGGTGGATTTGCAAATGCGGTTGAAAGTGCAAACGAATTTGATTGTATTACAGTTGCTTTAAATCAATTGTCAATAGCAAATTATGTTGCTGATTATATATTAATGAATCCAACTGATTTTCATAAAATCTTACTTTTAAAATCTTCACAAAACGAATATTTAGTCAAAAATTGGCAAGAGGGATTAGTCCCAAGAATAGCTGGTGTTCCAGTTATTGCAACAACTGCCATTTCATCTGACAAATATTTAGTTGGAAATTTTGCACAGGGTGCTCAATTCTGGGTTAAAGACAACGTGTCGTTAGGATTTTTTAGAGAGGACGGAACGAATATCAGAGATGGATTTGTAACGGTTAGAGTTCAAGAAAGAGTTTGTGTAACACCTTATTTACCAAACGCTTTTGTTGCTGGTGATTTCTCATCAGACAAAGCAAGTCTTGAAACACCATAACAATTAATTATTAATTTTGGTTGATTAAAGCACTCCTTTTGGGGTGCTTTTTTTTTGGAATAATTTTTGTATCTTTGGCAACGTATCATGTAATGAAAATGGGGCAGAGACCATTATTAATTAGT